CAATGCCCCCGCGTCCAGGCATTACCTGCAAATAAAGCGGATTGACGTTCCACAACTCGGCAGGCTTGCCCGTGTCTGGATATCGCGCAATGGCCATTTCGCCGGTTAGCAGGTAGTTTGTGAATGCCTCAGTGATAAACCCATCCCATCCCTGCGTCGGGTTTGGGCGAGCAAGCAAGTCAAGGGCGGGGCTGGTTTCGACGGGCTCGCCATCCACCGCGACCTCTAGCACAAGGTCAGAAAGTGACCGGGTAATCTCCGCCACGGCGCGATATACCACCACGTTAAGTTGATAGCCCTCTTCGACGTATGCAGTCCGAGATGATTGCCGCGACCATGCCGCCCCGCCCGGAACAAAGAAGGATGCCCCGACCGGGTTTTCCTTCACTTCAATCTTTCGGGCAAAAGGCCAGACCATGCGCTGCTCCTGAATTGTTGCCCCATGTTATAGCATAACGCGCGTCTATGCTATAGGACGTGAAAGCCGCCAGCTCTGGACTTGACCATCGGCCCTAGTGCATAGCGAAGGGCGTCAATATAGTGGTTATTTGCATCCATGACTACCCGCAGAATGTCGCCCGTGTTGCGGTCCACCTTGTAGCTATAAAGCCTAAACTCCCGCGCGGTTTGCTGGCAGTCAGGATGAATGACAACCCGATCATATGATTTAATGTGGTCAATCCCATCCTCGACCGATCCGGGCCATTTTTCGACTGCCGTAATCCCCGGCAAGCCGTGCCTGCGAAGATAGCTAATGCTTTCAGGCCGCGCGCTGTCGGCCCGTATTGTTGCGCGCGCCATTCCTGGAATGCGGTCAGTTGCGAATGCACCAGTCTCGTCAAGTTCAAGTTTAACCCTGCCAGCCTCTCGCCTGATATACAGGACGCGCTTGTGAATGCAGCACTCCACCGCCGCCGTTGGGTCATTGGCGAAACCAAAGTCAAGACCAAAGTAAGGGCCATCCCATGTCGGAAGCGGCTCAAATTCCTCAACTGAAAATTTGCCAGCAAAGATTTGGGCGTCGGTCATGGTCAGGAATGCGCCTTCCCAAATGTGATCATACACCTCGGGCCGAATGCGCTGATCTTCCAAACGTTGCTTGCTTAGGATGTCAGGAAACCATGGGTTATCCCGCCAGTTTACATCAGTAACGATGCAATCGTCCTGTGGGTTTGCCACAAACCTCCGATGCGTTGCGCTTTCCGCGCTTTCTGGGTTATAGCTGATCCAATTTTCTGCAACCCATCCTTCGCCTTCTTCCCGGATAGTCGGGATCAGTTTTCGCCATGCCACCTCTGACACGTTTTCCGCTTCATCGGTCCAGTTTCCGATAATGCGCGCCTTGGATTTGATGCTGTCGAGGTTATGGCGAAGCCCTGCAAACGCGTAGCTTATCCGGCGATTGCGCGTCCTGATGTATTTTTCGCCTATGTCAAAGTAATCAGCAAGCCACGGCACTTCCCGAATGGCCCCCTTGATTTCTTCCATGCTGCTTTCGTCTAGGCTGTTGAGGTGTTCACGGCTCGCAAGGAAAACCCCTTCGACGCCAAACTCGGCAAGCTCATACACCCGCAAGGCCGATCTGAGGGCTATGCCGCGCGTTTTACCCGACCCACGCCCGCCTTTGAATACCCGCGTCCTTGCGGGACGCATGAAATTATGGGTTAGGCGCGGGCTTTCCTCAATTACCGCTTTCATTCGCAGCCTTTGGGGCAATGAATTCAATCACGGTAGGCTTTGGTGCCATGCTGCCATCGCTGGACGTGTGGTCGATAGCCGCCTTGGGCGTTCCATGGGCGCGGTCTTCGCTGTCTTTGAGGATGCGGATCAGGTCTGCGCTCATCAGTTCAAGCGGGTCTTCGCCTGCCGCTAATTTTTCCATCGTTGAGGAAAGTAGCTTTTCCCTGAATTGGCTTGCCATATCGGCCACGCGGTCATTGCGCGCTCTTACTTCAGCCGACATTCCGCCGGGGTTTGGCGTGCTGCCCGGCTTGAAGCGCGTTTCCGGCGATGGGTTTGGATTGCCTGCCATGTTGCTACCTATACCACCAAAGCAAGCCCGCTGCCACTGTGATGATAGCGATGGTTGTTGGTATGTCTGTCATGCCACCACCCAAACCCATCCTTCGCGGCCCCTTTGGCCCTTGGTCAGCTTTCCGGCCTTGGCGAGCAGGGCAATGATGCAACCGATGCGCTTTGGCGTTGCGTGGATGCGGCTGGAGAGTTGCGCTCGGGTTGCTCCGCCGGTCACCTTGACTTGGGCCATGACGGCTTGCTCAAGCTTCACCTTGCGGTCTTCTGCCTCAACCTTCTTGAGTTTGTTGCCGGAGACTGCGGTATAGTCCGCATGTGGGTTGCATACCTTGCTGAACCTGGCGCGGACAAAGCGGGCCTCCTCTGCCATGGAAAGCTTTGGCATGGCCAGCACTGGCGCGTGCTTTGGTGGCAAGGCGGGCTTACCCACGGGATAGCGGACGGCGTATGGTTCAATCGGCATTGGTCTCTCCCTTGGTGATCTGGTCGATTGCGTCCTGGCAGGCTGTCAGCTTGTCTGCTGGCACCCATGCGATAAGCTGGGCGAGACCAGCCTTGCGCCGGTCCCGTTTCAGTTGCTGGCGTTCTGCGGCGGTCATGCGCTCAAGACCACATCGGCCTCGGCGGGGGTCAGTGTAAATTCCCCGTTCTTGTCCGCAGAGAACCCGAACTCGGCCTCCACCAAATCAACGCCAGCTTCGCGCGCAATGTCGCGCAGCCAAATCTCAGCGACAGTTACATCAGAGGCTTCTGGGAAGGCTTTCTTAATTTCAGTGATGGTCATCTTCTTCACTCCGGTTGCGTTTCTCTATGCCCCCAATATGCGTCACGCGTGACACTATGTCAACAGTAATAACCACCAGTTACAAATTATTTTCGGCGGCTTTTACCACGTCATGGACGGCTTGCCGAACCGCGTCGATGATATCCGCTGGCACCCACACATCAAGCCGGACCAGCCCCAGCTTGGCGCGTTCACGACTGATGCGGCTTTTCTCGGTGCCTGTGAGGGCGGTCATGCTGTCACCTTTACGGATTGTGCCATGCTGAGAAGCAGGTTGCGAAACTCTGGCGGGGTTCCGATCCTGTGGTGATTATCTTTTCCACCGCCCCTAAGTGCCAGTTCCCCGATCCGCTTGCACCTGGCAAGGCCATATTTTGCGATAGCCTCGGGCGGGAATGTCGCCTCGCTGATGCCCCAAAGCAATTCGGGCGGGTTGATCCCGACTGTGTAGAGAAGGGTCGGCTTGCGGGCGTAGTGGCCATATCGGCCTTGCTCCACGCAACAGGTCCACCCGTAATCATCGGCCACAGTCCATCCACCGGCGCGGCTTGGCATGTTCAAGCCAAAATGCGCCCATGCATGACTGCCCCAAGGATGCTCCAAAACACCACCATACTTGCGAACCGATGCAAGCGCAGCGGCGAAGCATCCGCCGTCATCGCCCTTGATCTTCCGCACTCCGGTTTTTGCAATGACAGACGGTGAACCGGCCCATAGCTTTCCCCACCGTTGGCAGGGCGGATGAGCGACTACAGGCCACGGCCCAGCATATTTGCGGGCGTCGCGCACTTGATCCCATGGGTCCACCCCGTCCAATCCGTAGTAGCTGCCGCCCGTCTCGACGAAAAGCGCGGCGATCATGCTGTGGTTCCACCCATTGCCTTGCGCCAATCCAAGTCTTCCTGGCTGGCCTTCTTGATGTTGCCGCGATAAGCAAAGCTTCCGGCCTCACGAATGGCTTTTCGCCGGGCTTCTTCTTCGTCTTTGCCGTTAACAAGCCCCTGCCCAAAGTCGGTATCGAATGTGTAAAGTGCCATTGTCGTCTCTCCCTGTTGCTGTCCCCTTATCGCACGCCCGCAACGTGGTTGCAAGCGGTATTTTCACTCTGCCGCCAAAAGTTCAAGCTGTTCCGTTTCCACGCCCCACGCTTGCTTTCTGCGACGCATCAGGTCCACATACTTCGCGTAAGCATGGCTTTTTTGCTGCGAAAAGCCAAGGCCCTTGCACCAATAATCATTTCGCAACAACGTCTTGCAAACCTTCCGCCACGATGGGGCTTTCCCAGCTTGCTCAAGTTCATACGGGGCTTCATCAGGGATGCCATCAGTATAGCCCCGCACTGAAAACCAGCGCTGATACAGAACGATCTTGTTCTGGTAATGCTCTTTCGTCTTTTCCGGCATGGATGACACCAAGAGTTCAGCGAAAGATTTCCAAGTGTGCCCGTCAGGCTTGGTTATGCCGCGATAGCCGTTGATGTTGCCCCACTCCTGGACATACAACGCGCCGGATGATGCGCCATTGACGCGCGCCACGACCTTTGCCCAGGTTTCCGGCTCTATGATGTGGAACAACCACAGCCCCCGGCGCTGATCATCACCGTATGGCTCACAGATACGCATATGCCCGAGAGGAACCCCGGCCTTGTGCATCATGTCATAAAGCGGGTTGTGAGGCTTATCAGGGAACGCTGCATGGTAGTGCCAAATGTCGCCGACCTTCCAATCATAGATCGGATATACGTTGTAGCAGTTTTCCGTGACGCGGGTAGTCCACTGTTGGCCACGCCACATCGACTTGTTTACCTTAACAATGGTGCGGAAACGGTTAAGGCTTTCATCGGCGCGAATGCCAACCATGCAGGCAGTGGATTTTCCTTGGCTGTACCACTCGCCGAACAGCGGGACAAACTCCTCAAACTCCATCCCATCGCGGAAAAAAGGGAAGAAGATCGGGTCTGCGATAGCGCAGTCCGGCATTTGCCTGATCCAAATGTCTTTCTTATCTCCGTCCCAGCATTTCCAGTAAGGCTCATAGACGGAAACACCGTTACGAAGCTGCAAGGGCAAGCAAAGCCAATACAGGTCAATCACGTCCCGATACATGCCAACGCACTTCTTGGCGTGATCAATGGTCAGGTTGTATTGCCCCTCCAAATCGATCAGCAAAACGCCAAACCGCTTGCCCTTTTCACGGGCTATGTCCGCTGCAAGGTGAAGCATGACCGTGCTATCCTTGCCAGCCGAAAAGCTGCAATAGACGCGCTCAAAGTCATCAAACGTCTTTTCGATCCTCTGGCGGGCCGCAGTCAGAACGTCAATCCCCATCGGCTTCTTAAGCATTCCATCCACCCATAATTTTCAGCAACGGCGGCTCTTCCGAATTTGCTTCGATCCACGCATCCAACACGCGTTGCGCTGTTGCGTTTGCCGCGTCTTGCTCTGTTGGCGTAAGAGTGTGCCAACCGCACCTGGTGTTCTCCTCTGGAGACCCGGTTGCCAAAAAGCATCCGGCATGGCCCAACCATGCAAGCCGGTTTGTGTCCTCTGCGGTCAGATTGTGCTGGCATGAGTTTGGCCACTCTTCAAAGGACCTCATCATAGCGCCCTCAAATGCGCCGTCATCACGCATCAAATTAGCCGCTGCCGATGCAAAAGCTTGCTTGGCTTTTCCGCCGACTATGCGCCACATCCCATCCCGGCATTCCTCAAGTTCAGTGTGAGGGAAATACACGCGCTGCATCAGTTCAGCGCCTCTTCATCATCGACAATGATTTCTTCATCACCCTCGCCAGCCTCCCAAGCCTCCGAAAACCCCACACCGGCAAACATTTCACGCAATCCGCTGATTTGCGTCAGTCGCAGAACCTCGTCCGGATCCATACCGAGTTCACGCCCGATCTTTTCCGGTGACCAGTTGCGCCGCTTTAGGTCAACGACAATCTGCGACATCGCGTCAACGCTATGTTTTCCCCGCGCCCGGTTGTGGCGGATCGTTGATGCCATCCGGTCCCCCCGGTCAACACGTTCCGTCCTGATCTGCACAAGCGGCAGATATCCCTTGATCCTGGCTTGAATGTCCAAGCACTCCTTGCCGACGCGATGCCGGTGGAAGCCGTCCACCACAACAAAAGCCCCGCTCTCCTCGCTTGCGACGATGGGCTGCGTATACCCGTCCGCGCTGATCGACAGGCGTAATAGTTCCATTTCAGGCGGCGCAACGCTGTTGGGGTTGTAGTCGTTTGCGCCGACCGTGGCAGACGGAACCCACTTCACAAAATCGACAGGCTCCGACTTGAAGGGGCTGATCCCATGCAAGGCTTCGCGGATTTCGTTCAAGGCGTTGACAAGATCATCATGCGGCAAGCCGTCCAATGACGCCAAAAGCTTGCCCGTGATTGTTTGGTATTTCATGTCCGCCCTCCTCTGGCGTCTCCCGGTGCGCGCGGCCCCCTGGTGGGAGAGACCATTTCCCTCGGTGATCAAGCCAAGGTCGGGGCCGCGCCTTGTCATCATGGCATAGGTGAGGCGGGGTTGCAACGCAAACCTACAGCACAACGCCCGCTGATTTGCATTGTTCTGGCGTCACCATGCCGCGCAAAACCAGTTCCCGCGCCGCCGTTGATGGAATGCTGCGGCAAAGGTAATCGCGCCCTGATCGAATGCTTTCCGCCCATGTCGCCAGCTTGTCCGTTGCTTGGGAAGGTGCTGGCATTGCCGCGCATTCATCCTTGACGGCCTTGGCATACCAGTCGGGGCGGATTGTCTGCCATCCCCTTTCCTCCGCCATGCCCAGCGCGTCAGTGGCGTCACCCCCTGCCGCAACGATAGCGGCAAGGGTCTTGGCAATGCGAAGTGCGGCGGTTTCGCTCAAGGGCTTCTTGGTGCGCTTGCGCCATGCACAGAAACTGTCTGCGGCTTCCTTGGTGGCGTAGTGCGCAAGGATTTCGGCGGGGGTCTCAATCGCCGTCATGCTTCACCGCCCACCGGATTAGGCTCAAGGCAAACTGCGGGTCACTCATAATGACCCCAACAGTCTTTTCCGCCACCGCCTTCTTTTCTGTGAAGGCGGCGTAATCGGCATCTGACAGTGCAATCCGCATGTGATACCGGCGTTCACTTTTCATCAAATGCCCCCAGCCTGTAGGCGAGTTCGGTTGGCGCGATTGCCTTGGTCAGTGTCACGCCTTGATCATACGCCTTGATGAACCGCAAAACCATCTTGTGGTCCACAACGCGCGTCCGACCGGCCTTTTGGTGAACGCCGGTCAACAGCCGGTTTCGAAGGGTGATGATCGTTCCGTCGTTCCCCCCTTCCGGCATGCCAGAGATCAGAACACGGCAAAACCGATCCATGACGATGCGGTCAACAAACTTTGATCCGACCGCGACTGCCGCCCGAACAGGCGTGTTCTTGATGCCGCCCCGTGCCGTCGAAAGCGAAGATGATGCATAGGAAACCAGATCACTAACCCGCCCGATATACCCTGCAATCTTTTGTGCTGACATCACAGTTTGAAGCCCTCGCTCCGCCTCGTCAATCAGCCTTACCATCGCCACCGCCTCCGACACATATTTGCCTAGAGGCGAAAGCCCGCCGATGATGATTGCGTCTGCCGTGCTTCTTGGCCGTCCCTGGTCAATCGCCCCGGCTGCGCTGCGATCAAGGCCGGTTCCGACAAACATCGAAACGGCAATATTTGCGGAAATGACCGCCGCCAGCCGATGCTGCCCGTCCGCAAGGTCGCCGTCCTCATAGAATGCAATTGCGTTCTGATGCGTGTCCAACCAACGCCCGTTGCGCATGTCGTCGGCATACTTCTGCACGACGCGGCGGGTCATTGTCCGATTGTTGCCGTTTGCCGTCTCAAGCCATGACTTCGCAAGTTCCGGCGTGACTTCCATTCGTTTCATCTGCATAGTGGCATCATCCCTTGTGGTTCCCGTTTGGTCACGGTTTCGCAAGTAGAACCTAACGCCGTGGCATTGTCAAATGTTGCGGCGTTTTTCGTTAATCACTTCTTTTGTTACAGATCATAGCGTTAGGCAATAGTCCGCTTTCCGCTATGGCCGGTAAGGTATAAACCTTTCCGAAGCGGCCTTGCCAGTCTGCACTCTCAGCCTCGTATCCCTGCGATGCGTTTTATCGAGCGCCACCTCTGCCGGTCCCCATAGATCACCGGGGCGTGTCGTGTCACCGTATCTAGTCGCAGATCTCGGATGGCCCCACAGACGGAAACCACCCAGGCGCGGAAATTCCGCTTTCGCGGCAAAAGACGCCCGAGACATAACCGCGCATTTGGGGGCGCGATGAAACCACGAAAGCCTTACTTTGAAGGCCGCAAAAGTCAGGAAGGGTCTTGAAACGTGCCCGCAACTACGGTATGTTTTCGTCGTCGGCGCATTGTCCCTTCCACAGGATGCGTCGATCAAGGCGGCGTTGAGGGTCACACCTCCGCCGCCGCTTTTATTTCAGCGCCTCTTTCTGTGAAAAAGCAACATGCAAAACTGCAAAACCATCCTGCAAATTTGCAAAGCCCTATTCCGTCGCCCGCCTTGCCACCTCTCGCCGCACCGCCGCTATCGCTGTCGTATGGTCTCGGTTCATGGCCTTGCCTATCGCCGGAAAGGACATGCCGTCCTGCCGCGCCAGATACATGACCAACTGCCGCGCGTTGACGATATCAGCCGATCGGCCTGGACCGTATATCGCCGCAGTCGGGATGCTGGTTTCCGCTGCCACCGCAGTCGCAATTTCCTTGATGCGGTCCTTGTAGCGCATGGATATCGACCGACACCGCTTGATGTCATCAGGGGATAGGGTGAAGCTCATGGCATAGGCTCCACATCGGAAAACCCAATCTCGACAATCACCGCGCCATACTTGCACCGCCCGCCCATGGCATAGGTCAGGGTCAAGTCGCGGTCGTTCACCTTCAAGGCGTCGGCAATGCCGTCCTGTGCCGCTTTGAATGCCGCGATGCAGTTATCCATGTCGGGATATACACCGCGCGGCTTGGGGCAGAACGTCACCCGGATCGGAGCAACCATTGCCCCATTCGCCAATGCGCGCGCGCCTTCACGGTAGGACTTCACTGCCCGCGACTTGACAGACCAATGTGACGGTCTGTCGTTTGGCCATAGTCCGAGAAACGGCCATGGCATTTGGAATGTCGTCATTTTCCCCACCACTTTTTCAAAAACCCCTTGCCACGAAACAACGCTACCTGAGTGCGCACTTGATGAGGCCCGCAAGCAAGCTTTATGGCTATATCCTCGACGCCGTATCCGTCGCGCAGAAGTGCGCCGATCCGATCAACCCACGCCCGCGACCCGACTTTCAGGGCCAGCCCGTGCTTTTTGAAGGCATCGTCAAGAATGCTTTCGATGTCAGTCATACCCGATCCCCTTGTGCAAGCGTTTCATGCGTCACAGCGCGCAATTCAGTCCGCGCCGAACAAGTCGCCTTGCGCAGAGCCGCCGTTGTCGCCGCTTTCGCCTCTTGCGCTATCCGGCCCGCTCTTGCCCGATTTCCGCGCAAGGCCCGGTCGTGATCCAGTTGGAATGCGTCCTGCCGCATGGCATGGGTCAACACCAATGGCGGCTGATATCTTAGCTTGTGCATCAGCGACGTGATCAGGGCAGTATCCGAAGCGGCCTCTCTTGTCTGGCGACAGGCCCGAAAGAAGGCCGGGTCGTCGCCACTGGGTCGGGGTGTCTGCACCGCAGAAAAAACAGGTTGGCACGTCATTCTTTCGCCCCCAGGTATGCGCGCAGCTTCGCCAGCGTCCGCTCAGTCGGGTTTGCCGTGCCGTTGCGAATGGCCTGCAGCGTGTCCCGGTGAACGCCCGTAGCCTCAGCCACAACCGTCAGGATGCGATCCTTTAGCGCCGCGCTGATTTCCGCATAAGTCATCTTTTCGCCCCTTGTGGTGATTTTGCACCTTGACTATGGCGGATAACTGGCGGATAGTCAACGGGCAATTATGCAAAGGGAGACTGAAATGGACTTTGACAAACTCACTGTGGCCGAGGTGAAGCAGCTTGCTGCCATGGCCGCGAACTTCTTGGGAAGCGCGCCCGTTGTGGCAGCAACGCCCGATGGCGATGCACACTGGCAGATCGGAAAGATTTACCTTTTCCGCACCGTTACCCATATCGACACTGGGCGGCTTGTGAAGGTGACGGATAAGGAATTCGTGATTGAAGACGCAGCCTGGATTGCCGACACTGGCCGCTTCGCGGACGCAATCGCAAAGGCGGAGTTTGGCGAGGTTGAGCCATACCCAGATGGGCATGTAATTCTTGGCCGTGGCGCGCTGATTGATGCGCGCGAAATCCAGAAGGCCCCGAGGGTTCAGAAATGAATGCGGCAATGATGCGGGCCGGTTTCGATGGGTCGGGGTCGCGGTCGGGGTCGGGGTCGGGGTCGTGGTCGGGGTCGCGGTCGGGGTCGTGGTCGCGGTCGCGGTCGCGGTCGTGGTCGTGGTCGGGGTCGCGGGCGGGGTCGTGGTCGGGGTCGGGGTCGTGGTAGTGGTCGTGGTCGCGGTCGGGGTCGCGGTCGGGGTCGGGGTCGGGGTCGCGGTCGCGGTCGCGGTCGCGGTCGTAATGAACCAA